AGATTGCTATTTCAGTGTCTACAGGGAACGCAACTGATGAATTGAGCGGGATCGTAATCTTTACGGCATTTGTTGCATGTCCTGCAAGTATCACTTTTCCTGTATCCGTTAAAGCAAGTGTGTAGTCGCTATCTTTAACACTCGACTCTGGTTCTAAATCGGCTTTACTGTCAATCTGCGTTTGGTAGTCTTCATCATCTAACACGGCTTTCAACACTTCTTCGGTAACAGCGTCATCGCTTTCCGAGCCTAACTCGCTGTAATCGGTTGCGTCCGATAACTGAACGATGCCCTTTGTGGTTGTCGTGGCGTCAAGTATTTCCACAAAACCTGCCAATACATCAAACTTATATGTTCCACCGCCTGTGTCGACAACTACAATGTTCGTGCCTGCTTCATGCGTAATGCCTGTTCCCTCGATGAAATCGCTCGTGGTCGGAAAGTCTTCGGAAACGTTATAAACCTTGCCCTCATTGGCTTCAACCAAAAGCCCTGAAACGACTTGAGCACTCGTAAGTGTTCCGCCAAACTTGTAAACGCCCGATACAACGCCATCAACATATGTCTTAACGGCTTTAGGACTTGCTGTCCTTGTATTATCTTCCCCATCCACTTGAATATTTGTTGAGATTGTTGGAATAGTAGGAATGTCATCTAAATAAGCGACGTCAGTTAAAGCGGTTTCGAGTCCTGTAATCTTGCTTTGCGGTAAAGTTGGTATGCGGTTTACGTTTAACTCGTCACTCGTAATTTTGTCCGCTGACAACGCAGGAATACGATCAACGCCAAACGTTCCGCTTGTGATTTTAGAAGCCGGTAAATTAGGAATATCAGTGTCGACAAGGTCGACGCCAAGCAAATTATCCCCACGATAAATCTTGTGTGTGTCCGACGTGAAATATAAGATGTCTCCACTACGTGGGGTATCTAATGCATCATATGCGGCTTGCGTGACAAGCCTAAACTTTACCATTGCCATTATACTTCACTCCACTCAAGAGAATTGTTATATGCTTCCAAGTTCACCCGTGTCGTGCCGATAAGTTCCCAAGCCCCGGCTATATAAATATATTCTTCGTAAAGATTATCTTCACCAGGCTCAGAGATGTCCACAAGATACATTTTATTACCTAATGGAGAGTCAACATCAGGCAGACCACTTTCGTCAGCACTGACGATTACGGCGCTAAATGCCACAAATCCTTCCGCGATATAGGTTTTTATATCACCAATAGTCGCTTTTTTACTGACACTACCATCACGGACATAAATAAATTGCCCATCCGCCAAAGACGCAGTCGGATACTCAGAAATGTCCTTATCAATTTTTGAATCGATATCTTCCTCTAAATCTCCCAAAAGTCCATCAACATAATTTTCAATAAAACTTTTAACTGAGGACAAGGTTGTTTTTTTGATAGCGTCTGCGTCTTCAGAATCGTTTATCGCGATAACGTCCTCATCAACGAGCGTTTCTTTTGGCGAAAGCCCATCAAACGATTCAAGTAAAACCATGTCATATAGGTCTTCTAGAATGTCCTTCAGATCTGAAAATCTTCCCTCTAAAATGGCAAGAACGCTATTCTCGTCATCTAGAACAGCCCTAAGCAATTGTGCTCTGATTTGCGCGCCAGACCATCCTTGAGCTGTTGGATTCAACGGCATCGCTCTTTGCGGAGACTTGTTCTTGATCGATGTTTTTTCTGTTTCTCCTATTGGCAAATCATTTTTTTTGTCTGAATATGCACCCATTCATCTCGTCTCCTTTTCTTTTATTATACCACTAACCAATGGTTTTTAACATCCTGTTATTTTTGTAGATGATTTCAAAAGAATTCAATTCGATTCGCCCATAACCGCTTAATATGAATTGAATATATAGGAAATTATTCTCCTTTAAAGGAATTGACATTCCAAAATTGTTGAATGTGCTAAGGGAAAAAATGCTAAAATTTATCCCTTCAAAATCAAAAGGATTCGCCATGTCTACATCAAGCCTGTGATTCATATCATACTTTCTCATCGTGCGATATCCAAAATTTAATTCGTTTTCCTGAGAAATCTTAGACGCATACACATGGGCTCTAAACATCGTCTTTTCCATCATTTTATTCCCTAAGTCCGTGATGTTGCTGATCCATTCGAATGGAATAGGAACTCTCTTAAATATCAAATAATCATTCATACCTACTTTAATAGAGTAGTCATCGTTATCTGATTTCAAATAGTTTCCCTCATCGTCTTCAATGGATTCGTCTCCGAACGAATCAAAGATACGGTCTTCAAAATCATTTTCAGTTTCTGAATCTCCTTGTTCAAGCACGAGTACATCGTTTTGAATGTGATTAGAAACTCTGACGTAGGCATTGTCGCCATGATAAATGATCGTAGAGATGTATAACCTTTGCCCCGAAACATCTCGATAAATTTCGTCACCCGCGAGGGTCTCGCTCGTTTCAAAACTCATGGTTTCGATGTCCAAGTTTTCAACTTCGAAAGGTATGAAAACTCCAGTGTTCTTATAATATAGCGTTTCGCCTTCTTTAATACTCGAAAAATCAGAAGGACGGTCGAAAGTCACAAACATACCAACTTGTTCGAAATGATTTGATCTTGCGATAACCTTGAAAATTGAATCTAGAACAATAGAATACTTGGTCGGGTCCTCGAATATATGTTCCTCTGTCTCTTGGATCAAAAAACCTCCAAATTCATATTCTCTTGATGCGCCCAAATCCATATCCATATAGGATACGCCTTCTTTAATTGGCGCGACATGGTCATCTTTTCCTTCGTCTTCATTTAGATTATAAAACGCGCCATATTCTTTCTCCATGAGCGTCATCTTGTTGTCTTCCAATACACCACACAAATAAGCATTGATGGTTTCCCACCTAATGATTTCATAACTTACGTTATCAATAATTCCATGAGGATTCTCTGCAACATAACGACTGTCAGCCATATAGATCGTTTTGCCCATAAAGATATACATCCGGTGGTTATCCTCTAGAATAAAAATATCCTGGTGATCGTTTTTTTCGATCTCCTCTACCATATCTTGGTTAATAAACCCACTTCTCAACTTGATCAAACGCTCATTCGTCAACACATTACTCGATATTTCGATCGCGAAGAGCCCATCCTTGGTCAATATTAAAACATCGTTATAGAATCTTACAATACAACGATCATTTAAAGGCGTCTTGGATATGTTCGTCTTATAGTCCTTGTAAAAGACAAGACCCTCTTCACTTAAAATGCGCTCTCGTATAAAGAACATGTCATCATTCCGATATTCTGCTTTTGTTACATAGAGTTGCGTATCTGTAGCAATGACGTAACCGTTGATCGCACCCTTGCCTCCCATGACACGATAATTCTTTGACGGGAAATAACTCAATTCAAAACTTTGAGACTTTACACCGTCACCCAGCAAATCATTTGATGCGTTAAATCGATCAACATTTGGATAATCCTCGTGTCCTGCTAAGAATAACCTGTTCTCACTTCCAAACGTTATGCCAAATTTGTTTTTAGCGACGAGATCAAAATTAGGATTGTTTTGAAAGAGAACGCGAACCTCGATACTGGGCTCCTTATTGTAATCGAAAAAATAGTCTTTTACACTTAATTCGAACGTGTGTTCTTTTTCGTTAAAACTGAAAAAATAAAGATCATTGTCAACAGGTGAACCATCTTTTTCAATATATGTATGCAACCTGAAACTTTGCATCGTCCAATACGTAGTCAAACCTAATTCCTTTGAAAAGTAGAATGGGACAACAACAGAGACGCCTTTTTCTCTAATCGTACCACCATCAGAATAATATGTTTGAATTCTTGCTTTAACAAACGCAGAACCAAAACCGCCTGATAAGTCATCAAACAAAGCAAAAATCATGTCCCTTATTTGATTCTGAATATTCGTGTCATCAAAATTTATAGTCTCTCCGGATATAGAAATAAACACGGTATCATCCTCGATGACGTCATGGCCTTCAGGGTTCGAAAAACTAGGGTAAGAAGGAAAAGAGGAATAATCGCCCCAAGTTATCGAACCTTCTTCAGAGGACTCCCAATCCACAGAAAATGTAAGCGTAATCTCGTGTTCCAATGTGGTCTCTTTTTCTTCAAAAATTCTACCGATAACACTCACGACATCCTCGTCGTTAATTGAATTTTTTCCAGAAATGACAAAGGAAGTCGCAAAGGATTCGCAGTGTGCATTGGTAAAGCCGTTCTTTTTGATTATACCAAGATCAAGAGACTCATCAGGCACAGGTGCCGTTGGAGAAGGGCCAACTAAAATTGGATAAGAAGGGAAATCTGCTCCTGTGGGTTCAGAGGAGCCAAAATGATTCTTCTTATAAGAAAAGGACATTGTTTTGTCTACGAGTTGAAAACTATCGATTTCTTCCGTCCGGATCTCGATGTATACCATCACATTTTCCCGTTCGACCGAGGATTCCAAAAGATAATTCGTAGTTTCATCCCGAACATTTTTTTGATATTGAACAAGGAGAGAAAAACCAAGGATTTCATTTGCAGTGATATCGTTCGTATTGATATAGTCGAGTATATATTCAAAGATGGTTTGATCGTAATCCTCAAGTGAAAACATGAAAAAATCTTCGCGTTTTAAACCGTAAATTTTAGAGATGACATCGCCAGATACTGCATTCGAATATTCAAAGTGTTGTTTTGGAAAAAAGGTATTCTTTACAACAGGCTCTTCGCCATTGTTTTCAACAATGCTTGCTAGATCAAAATCTTCGCCGTCGATTCCCAAGAAGACAGGCAACACATCCTGTTTTGAATATAATCCCTTATAAAACGTTACGTCAATGTGATCCTTAATTTCATCAAAAGCACCGTGTTTCTCTGGATCATAGTGCGTAGGTAATACGTATGTCGCACGATCGCCTTCGTTTTGGGAAGTGGACGCAAAAATTTTATACTTTGAAACAGCAGACAAGAGATTGATGTCGTCGAGTCTCTTATCGCCAACAAATAACGTAGGTTCATAGGGAGAAGGTAAATCCCTATAGAACTCATAAAACGCTTCAGTTTCATAGTACGGATTGGCAGGCTTTCTATTGATTTCGTAAAAAGCGTAGTGCGTCTCTTCTTCTATTCGGAGATAGGAAAAAACGAGTATACGACCACTTCCAAAAATGAACAAACATCCTTTTTCTTCCCTAAAAACAGGCGCTTGTTCGAAATTAAAGTCATTTATATAGTGCCCTGTGATCGTTGCGTCAGGATCGGCTCCGCTAACTATTTCCTTTTTTTCATCAAAGATAAGCGAGGACACCTTATTCCTAAAGTAGATGTGCTTCTTTGTAACATAAAGCGTCACATCTAAAAAACTGTACCACGTCACTGGAACATCTCCGTCTTCTATGAAAAAAGGCAAAGTATCCTTGAATATGATCCCGGGTCTTGTTACAGCGCTCTCGCTATCAATCACAAAATTTTTACCGTCTGCAGCGCGAAAGGGACTCACTTTAATAGCATCGTTCTCTTTGTCCATGCCTCTGAAGTTTTTATACGAATAAACTTTCTTCGTTTTCGTCTTATTCGCCATCACTCACTCCTGGGGAACTTATTAGTCACCTTTGTTTGATTCTTACTGAATTTAGACCTTTGATTGAGCATCAAAAATGTAATATACTCATTTTTGGCAGCAGCCGCAAGATTGGGTTCGTCCTCTTCAAAGAATTCGCCTTTTATAAAATAAGGAATCATGCGCTGAACATTTTCTTCTATCCCAAAACTGTTCAAATCAAACGTAAGATCATCGACATCAGTGGCCATGAGATTCGAAAAAGAATCATTGTATTCTCTTTTGTAATAGATAAAGAATTGAATCTTATCTCCGATCAGTCTAACGCTCTTATCCTCAAAGAATATTTTTTTGTTTACGCTGTCGAACAAAAATCCAATATTCTTCTTATTATAAAGAAGGATATCCTCGTCGACATCAATCATATCGACCCTTGTTGGAAAAGAAAAGTTGAGGACATCGGACATATCTATCTGAGCCTCATACACAGTTTCTCCTTCTTCATCTTCATGAGAATCAAGAACCTTAGTGGTAAATGATGTCGGAACGCCATTATATAGGTAAAAAAGGTCGATTGCTCGTCCTATGCTTGCGTTCATACCTACGAGTTTTTCCCTCGTGTTCGAATTTTGATAGATCGTGCCTGAAGAGAACTCGGATTCACTAAAACTAATGTCCGTATCCGCGAACATGAGCCTAAGAGCATTCGCTTTTATTTCCCACAATTTCATATCGGAAATTCTCCTTCCGCTTTAACCAAGTGCTTCTTTTGATGGATCATGTTTTCTCCAACTCTCTCTTCATACTCACGAAACGTAATGGGCGTAATCGAAACAATGGGCTTATCATTCGGGTCCGTGTACTGCGGATAGAGTACTCTTGTGTTGTTTACGATCGTTTTTTTGTTGCCTCCCCTAAAGTACGTAATTAAACTCTTTTTGCCTTCTTTCAAAAGGGCATTTGATTTAATCTCGACTTCATACATCTGGTTCTTGTGTCTCACATGATCACCTCTACCAACATTATATCACATTAACGAACAAGAAAAAACCGCGCAAAATGAAATTGCGCGGTTCGTCGTGTTCTTTTAGGCAGTTCGTGCAATGAGAGCAAAACTGACCTTGTCATCATCGCCATTTTCGTCTTCGGTTCCATCCGCGGTGACGAGGAGTTCGCCATCATTGATCAAAAGCCCAAAATTGTAGAGGTCAATTTCGAAGATGTCGCCCGAAGACACTGGAAAGGCGTGTTCGGAGTCTTCACCGATCTCGTACGTGACGTCATCGATATCGTATTGCTCGGAGCCCTTGATCGTAATTGTGATCGTTTTCTCGTCGGTAAGATCGTCATTGACCAAACACAAAAGCACGAGTTTTTCAGTCCTAGGGAGTTGATAGCCCAAATTGCTGGGTTGGTCTGAAGTGGCGTCACCACCGAGCGTCGTTTCTTCAACAGCGGCAGCCCCTTCAGTCAATGGATGTCTGAAAAACCCTGCACTGCGAAGCGCTAAATAGTTCGAGATATCCGCGAATGGATATCTGAAGGGAATATAATTCTCGTTCCCTGCCGCGTTCGCCAAAAATTCGATCTTGTGGAGTTCTTCAACCCCAGGTCTGAGAATTGTTAGAGGGATATTCTTTCTAGCCATGGTTTATTCACCTTTCCTTTCTAATTAAAATGACGTTGGCGGATCTTCTGAACTCGCATAACGAATCTTGACTCTGTACAACCGCTTGGGATAGAGGTTGAAAAAGTCATAATATTCGAGTGGTTGATACGCCTTGCCACCATGGAGTACTTTGTCCGGTGTGATCTCGTATTCCACGGTGTTCTTGTAAGGAACAACGTATTGAATGCCGTCACGCGTCTTAAAGATGCCCCATTCTGCCTCAACCATCTTCGTGCCGCCGTCTCTGTTCGTAATCGAGGCCACTTGAATTTTTCGAACATCGATGCCATTGGCGTAAGAAACAAACCCCGCGCGGAACGCTTCGTTTGCGTCAAGGTTATTGCCCTCGCCTGTCAACTTGGCATCACGGAGAACTGTTTCGAATTTCTCTGAAGCGAAGAGTTTAAACTCTGACGGATCCATGTTCGAAGATATGGCGTGAGCCTTGAGGATATCCAGAGCCTGTACGACATTTTCCTTGTCGAGAATGCCTTCTCCGCCCAACAACGTGATCAAATCGATCGTCTGTTTGGTCTTGAGTTGTGCGCAATATTCTGCGAGTTCTTTTTCTGCTTCGATCGCCCACTTGTTGACGAGTCGCCTACGAACCTCGCTGTTGTCCTTGCTCAACTTGTTGATCAATTTTCCAAGATTCGTTTCTCCCCAGTGGGAATAACGGCCCTTGTCGATCGAGACGCGCTTTGTTGACGATGAAATGAATTCAACAGGCGCCGGTTTCAGTTCGTTTTCTTTGATTGTCGTCTGGTGAATCGAAATGTCATGATATACAGGGATATCAATCTCTCGATTCTCGAGGTCAAATTCGCCTTCGAACGCATCGTCGCAACTCTGCACCAAGACAGTTTTTGGTAGCCATTCCTTATAAATTTTATTTGAAAGGGCTGGCAGTTTCGCAAACTGTGTATTAGCCATTTTTCTCTTCTCCTTCTAATGTTTATTTTTCATGAAATTCAATCGATTTCTCATACTTCTCTTCGATCTTTTGGTAATCTTCAGCGGACATGTAAGGAACCTTTTTTGCGATCTTCCTAAGTTCATCAAGAGAATACAATCCGCTTGGAATCGCACTATTGCCTTTTTGGCTCGAACCACTACCAGAGTTCAATTTCCGATAGTTCTTTTCGACAATGTCCCTCGCAACGCCAGAAGTTTCTGATCTGAAGTCCACGTATTCATCGTAGAGAGTCGAAAAATCTTTCTTGCCCAGAAGTTTTTCGTCAATAAATCTCTTGAAGTTTTTATCCTTTTCGAGTTCACCAAGATCAACGTCTGGATGCGTTTTCTTGAATTCGACAAGTTGAGCACCCAATTTTTTTTGATTGGCAGCTTTTGTCTCTTCAAGTTTTTGTTGTTCTTCTTCTTGTTGTTTGGCTTTCCGCTTGGCCTCTTCCTCTTGTTTTTGGGCCTCTTCTTCTTGTTTTTTGGATTCTTCTTCTTCTTTTTTCTTGGCCTCTTCTAATTCAGCTTTTTCCTTCGCTTCTGATTCACGACGCTTACGTGCTTCTTCGGCGTCCCTGTTCTTTTGGCTTCGATCTTCCTCGCCATCAGAATCATCATCAGAATCATCGTCGTCATTCAACAAGGAATTGATGAAATCATCATCATTGTCTTCATCCTTGTCGTTCTCGGCTTCCTTCTTCTCTTTCTCAGCAACAGCCTCAGCGGCTTTTTGTTCTTCGAGTTCTTTTTCGGTTGGCATTTTTTTTTCCTTTCTGACGCTCCAGGAGCGACACTACCTAACGATGGTAGCCCGACTTTAACTTAAGTATATCACAAACCATAAAAGTTGTAAAGTTAATTTGACGTTTCTGAAGAGCCCTTGTTGATCGCGCTCAAAAGTCTTTGAATATCCTTCGTGAGTTCTCTGTTCTCTGCGGCCGCTTCTTTCGAAATGTCAATGCCCTTAGCAGCGAGTTCGCCCAACATGGACTTGAGGCGATCGTTCTCATTGATGATCTTATCCAAATTCGAAACGTCCTTCTTCATCTCCTTGAACGCCTTGTTCATTTGTTCCATGACTTGCTGGGATTGTTCGAGTTGTTGTTCGAGATTTTGAATCACCTTTCGGCTGTTGTCCTTGAGCAACTTTAAGAGTTCTTGTTTGTTTGAGATATATCCCTCTGGCAAACTCGCGATATAAACCTCAAGAGGCGCTTGACCACTTTGAACCATCATGCCTAAGAGTTCAATATTCGCGTATTCACTAAACGAAGGCGCAGGACCAACTTTAACATCGAACATGATCTCTTCCCCGATGTATTCATTTCCGTTATAGTTGTTCTCTCCCTTATAAATCCGTGACTTATCCTCTTGAAAACCGTGCTCTATGATTGAAAAGTCCTCGTTGTCATAATAGAACTTGGAGAACAAGAATAGGAGTTCTGCTTGTTCACGCTTGTATTCGTTAAAAAGCATCGCCATGTCCGAGGAGTTCTCTTTCGCTCTTTGCAAGAGCATCTCTGTTTGCTTTCCACTTTGTCCAGAATAGTCGGATGATCCCACTTGGATATTGGTTGCTCCAGAGACTTGTCTAATCACACCGAGCAAATTGCCGGAATAGTTCATGGAATCCGCAGGAATGTTGTTGACGGGGATCCGTCCAAAGACGTTCTGCCAATTCTCGCCTGGTAAAAGATCGAGTTGTAGGATTTGACCGTTCTCTGTCGTGATCTCTTGTTCTCCTAGGATACCTCGCTTGAATACGAATCCACCAAGGACGTTGTCCTGTGTGCCTTTATCGAACACAGAGAAGTGCTGATTGATCGACTTTTGGGCTTCAATTATTTCAAGAGCGCCGGGGATTCCATAGAAACAGTTGTCTCTTTCTTCGAAAACGAGAGATACGAATGGGAACATGTGAAAAACCTCGTTTTCGATACGTGTATTTTCCTTTTCATCCATCACCGACATCGTATTGGGTTCCTCTTCACTGTCCTCTTCTTCATAAAAGGGATTTAGAGGCGTCGGACCCTTTAAGACTTTGAACGGTGTCGCGATGGCAAAGAAGACTTGCCCATGCTTGTTCCGATAGAACTTGGTATAGACGTTCGCAAACTCCTTGTCGAATTCGTCGGTTGCCACTGGGCGCTCTGTAAGCACGGTATACTCCTCGGAATCCGGAACTACACCTGTAACATTGTACTTCTTTTCGATGCTGTTGATGCGTTCGCGCGTAACATAGATCACGTACTCCTGGTCCTGAAGTTCCTGAATATACGGATCTGCGACCCTGAACCGTCGGATATCGATGGGCTCTGCCTTAAGACGACCGCCACTCCTTGAAAAAAGGCTTCGCGCTTCTGCGTCCCAATAGAAGTACATGACGCCAGTGCCCTTCTTATACGTGTCATTGATGACCTTCAAGTCCTTCTTCTTGATCTTTAGTTTGTCGTGCAAATACTTGATGAAGTCCTGTATCTTTCTGACGCTTTTGAATTTCGTCGAATTGACTAGGAATCCATAGTCATTCTGCAGAACATTGCTCTTGCGCACCTTGCCGATCTGTTTAATAATGTTAAGGACAATCTTAGGAAAATCCTCGATGTCCTCGTCCGTGTTCCACTGCTTTCCTTCTTCAAAATTGACGCATCGCTTGATGTCGCGCCTTAAATTCTCTGCATCGATAAAAGACGTCGCATCTTGGAATTGGTTATATATCTCTTGAGCCAAATCTTTTTCTTTTTCCATCACTTACCACCCTCGTCATACGTCTCATCCGGATACCCATTGAGCCACTTCTTCTTTCGTGCGATCTCCTTTTGCTTGATTTTCTCTTGTTTTCCCTTCAACTTTTCCTTGAGTTCCTCGATCTCCTTGTCCTTTTCTTCGATGCTCCTTTGCAAGGCATCGATGTCCTTAAGAAGTTCCTCGTTCTCTTCAACAAGCCTGTCGTTCTCCTTCTTTTTGAATAATCGATCAAGCATGGTTCGTGTACACTCCTTTTTTTAATTTGGTTGATTTCTTTTTCATGTTCGTCATAGGTTCACCCAACATTATACCACGAGATTTATTTTTTTCTAGTCTACTCGTGACGCGGTGCGAATAGACCTGTTTGCTTTGAAAGGAATTCGATACAAAGAAACCAATCGCACAACTCATAATGATGTCATCGAAATGACCGCTGGCTGCGTTCATGATGTTCTTCGCCATGTTCTCGATCACGTAGTACTCGGCCTCATACCAAAACTCCTTGTCCGGTATCGCCTCGGGATGCTCCCTAAGGTGAGCCCTTAGCGCAGAAATGGCTGGAGGCTTCGTCAACGACGTCGTGTTCCATCCATACTCCATGCTCTCTTTTTTCCTGTCGATCCGCGTCATACTCTCTGTAATGTAGACGTTCTTATATCCCTCGGTGTTCACGATGTAGTCGCATATGGCGTGTGAATAGTTCACCTCTGGCGCGATCTTGGCATCGTGATAGAACCGCGCGATCTCTACGGCTACCTTTGCCAGTTTCTCTTCAGAGAGATTCTTGATTCCAATTCGTGCGACGAGCGTCTTCTTAATGTTATGAAACACGGTGATCTGATTCCAGTCGGCGCTGTTCGTATTCGACTTCTTCCCTTGTCTCTGGTTCTTCCCAAATCAAGAGTTTTTCCCTTAAGACCACGTTCTCGATCTCTTGCTTTCGAATCGGTTTTCGTACGTTCTCGTATCCCTGTTTTATCATCTCCCCGTCGAAAACCCCCATACCGCTCGCGATGAAGGCTTCCTCTGGTGTAAACGGGTACTCCTGTTGGAACCACAACTCGTTCCCATCGAAGTCATCGGCGATCTTTCTTCTCCGCCAAAAGAGTTGCGCATCCGTCAGGTCGTGATCCATTTGCAAGGACAATTCCTTCTCTGTCAACTCGAAATCCTTGGGTGGTTCCACAGCGTATTCCTTCATCTCGTTCCATCCCACAAAGAGTGGAACATAGGAATCCTGACCGCGAACGCTCCGGTCCCATGCGTCCTTGAACTCGTTGTATCCGTTCGCTGTCGTCTCGTCAATGATCACGCTAAACGGCACATAGGGCACCGTCGCATTCAAGGACTTCTTCAAACTCCCACCCTTATCGTCCCAAAAAGCAACCTCGGATTTATGGAGGAACAGGATCGTCTCACCACGAAACAACTCCCCACTCCCCGCTGTCCCAAAGAATATCTTACTCCTCAACCCCCTCACTTCAGAGAAGTCATCCGCGCCGTCGATGTTGAATGAAATCCGTTCGCTATTGAACCGATTCGTCCGTGGACGCAGGGCCTTAGGAAGGTTGTCGTAGAAAACCTTATTCTTTTCGAAGATCGAACTCGCGCTTTGATCCTTATGCGCGACCACGGCGTACGCACTATTCTCGTTCATCGCCGCCCACCAGAATCCGAGCGCACTGATCAATGTAGAAAAGCCCATCTGCCGTGCTTTTAACACACGAACCCGAATAGGCTCCTTCTTCCTTAACCCTTCCTCGACGACTCTCATCAGCCGATCCTGCGGGTAATTCAATTTCAACTTCTGAAACTTCCCATTCTTCGTCGTGATATAACAAAAATTCTCAATAAAGGAACGTGGGTTCCCTAGAATCTCCTCATACTTCTCGATGTTCATCAGCCGTTCGTTCGTCTTCATGAGACGTACCCTTTTTCCTTGGCTTTCTCTTCGACTTCCTTCTCTTCGATCCGACGCTTCTCATTGATCTCATGGATGATATGCTCTACCGTCACGTTCACGTCCATGTGCTGCTGCTTACTACTATATTGAGGATCGATCTTCTCCAAAATCCGTAACGCGAGATTCGCATCCGGTCCCAAAAGCCCTCCATCCTTGTCCTTCTTTCCATCCGTGCCTAACGCCCGACTAATCGCAACATCCCTTAACTTGCTGCACAAAATCAACGTCGCATCCTCATAGGCGTCCTTTAACTCCGTGCACTCCGCGAGTATCTCGGTGAATAAACTCACAGAAATTCCCAGTACGCGCGCGATGTGACTATCCCTAAATCCTTGGATTCGTAGTTGATAGATCAATTTGAGATTGGGCTTGATCTTCGTTTCGATGATCGTGTCCCTCCTCTTTTCATAGAGTTTCATCCATACCACCTCTGCCATCATTATATCATAAAGATGTGGTGTTTGTACAAAAATGATGAACGGTGTGCCGAGAGGTCTTTTTTAT